CTTACAAAGAAATGTTACCAGCAGGGGGACCTGTAGATACAGAAGTTTTAGGAATGACCGATAACGCTAAGGTAGAAAAAGCAAATCGTGTTAAAAACTTCATGAATTACCAAATTACGTACAAAATGGAAGAATATGATCCAGAAATGGACCAATTACTCTTTTATTTACCGTTATCGGGCTCCGCATTTAAGAAAATTTACTACGATCCTGCTGTTGGACGTGCTGTAGCACGTTTTGTTAAGTCAGAACACCTTGTTGGTCCTTATTACGCAGTTGATTTACTTACTTCTCCGCGAATTACCCATGTAATCCACATGAATGAGAACGATGTACGTAAATTACAGATACAAGGGTTCTATAAAGACATGGAAATGATGTCTCCTGGAGACCTTTCCGATACAACAAACGTAGACGACAAAATTGAAGAGCTTCAAGGCATAACTAGAACAATAAGTGACGAAGAATTCACTCTTTTAGAGATGCACGTCAACTTAGACCTCGAAGGGCACCAAGATGTTGGCGAAGACGGCGAAGAAACAGGACTAGCGTTACCTTATATCGTAACTATTTGTAAAGACAACAATAAAGTTTTAGCTATTAGACCTAATTACAACGAAAACGACCCAATGCGTAAGAAAATTGAGTATTTTACTCATTATAAGTTTCTTCCAGGATTAGGCTTCTATGGTTTTGGTTTAATTCATATGTTGGGGGGCTTAACTAAATCAGTAACCGCTATTTTACGTCAATTAATTGATGCAGGAACCTTATCTAATTTACCTGCTGGGTTTAAGTCACGTGGATTGAATATTCAACGCCATGATGACCCCTTACAACCTGGAGAATGGAGAGATGTTGATGCTCCTGGAGGAAGACTCCAAGATGCGTTTTTACCTCTCCCGTATAAAGAACCAAGTGCAACATTAACAACTTTATTAGGTGCTTTAGTTGATTCAGGTAAACGATTTGCAGCAACAGTCGAAGACCCAACTGGAGATGGCAATTCTGAAGCTCCTGTAGGAACAACCGTTGCATTAATGGAAAAAGGACAAAGAGTTATGTCCGCAATCCACAAAAGACTACATTACGCACAAAGAACAGAGTTTAAAATCTTAAAACGAGTATTTGGTGAGTTTTTACCTCCAGAATACCCTTATCAAGTACAAGGGGCGTCTGAAAACGTATTTAAGGACGATTTTGACAGTTCTGTAGACGTTATACCCGTTTCTGACCCAAATATCTTCAGTATGACGCAAAGAATTACTTTAGCTCAAACTCAGTTGCAAATGGCACAAGCCGCACCCGAATTGCACGATTTACGTGAATCTTATCGTAAAATGTATTTAGCTTTAAATATAAAAGATATTGATGCACTGCTTCCGCCTGAAGAAGAAGTACCGCCAAGAGATCCTATTAGTGAACAACAAGCAGTATTAACAGGCAATCCAATTAAAGCTTACGAGTTCCAAAACCATGAAGCGTATATAGCGGCTCATAGTGCTTTTTTACAAAATCCGATGGTACAACAAAATCCCGTAGCAACACAAGCGATTGGTGCAAATATTCAAGAACATCAAGCAATGTTGTATAAATTACAAATAGAACAAGCAATGGGTCAACCGTTACCAGAAATACAAGAGGGGCAAATGCCGCCAGAAGTCATGAATGAAATTGCATTGATGGCACAAGCGGCAACACAACAAGTTACAGGTCAAGCACAAGCAATGGCACAAGCACAAGCAGCAGCACAACAAGACCCACAACGTCAAATGTTTGAACAACAACTACAACTTGAAAAAGAACAGTTGATGCAAAAAGAACAAGACGATATGAGAGACGCAGAGCTTACAATGACTAAAACACAGTTAGATGCACAGATTAAACGTGAGAAAATAGAAGCTGATTTAAGAGTACACGATACTAAAGCTGCTATAGAATTGCAAGAACTTGAGCAAAAAGCAAAAGCTGATGCTGAAAAGAACTACACCGAACTAGTAAAAACAGTTAGGGAAAGTAGAAAACAAAACGGAGATAAATAATGCGAGAGTATTACGACAATAGGCACGGAGATTATCCGTCACCTTCGAAAAAAGCAACTAGATCGGCTCCTAGTGATTCTGCTATGCAGGATTCAACTAGAACCGAATCAGTTAAAGCAGGTGAGTGTTTAGACAAGCCAGAAGAGGCTAAAGTCAAAGCAGCTTACGGGCAGACAAGAGGACTTCTTTGGTATCGTTCGATTAAGTAATTAATGGATTATATCTTAGCAACGGAGCACTTGCTTCGTAAATATCGTGAGAGAAAAGAAGCTCTTGCGCAAACGTTGGCTTCTGGCAGTATTGAGAATTTTGAACAATACCAAAGGATAGTCGGTGAAATAGCAGGATTGAGTTTCTCTGAACAAGAGATTCAATCCCTACATTCTAATATGGAGGATGCAAATGACTAATAAAGTCGAAAAGAAAGAAGTTCCAGATCGAGTTCTGAGAGAATTTGGCAGTGATGGTGTTCCCGCTCACGTAGTGGAAGCAGAAACAATCACTCCCGATAACTTAGAAGAACATGCAAATTCGTTACCACGTCCAACGGGGTATCGGATTTTAATATTGCCTTTCAGCCAGTCTTCAGTGACTAAAGGTGGAATTCATTTAGCTAAACAAACAGTTGATAAGGAAAGGTTATCAACAGTTGTTGGGTACGTTGTAGAGACGGGACCAGATGCCTATGGAGACACTAATAAGTTTCCAGATGGACCTTGGTGTAAGAAGGGTGATTGGGTTATTTTCGGTAGATACGCAGGAGCTCGTTTTCAAATAGAAGGTGGCGATATGCGTCTTTTAAATGACGATGAGATATTAGCGTTAATCGATGACCCAGAAGCAATTTTATCATAACAAACTTGAGGAGGACTCATGCAAGAACAAGAACAAGAGAAGATAGAACTAGAACTTCCTGAAGGGGAAGTAGACATACACGCAGCAGATGTAGACGATTCAATTAAAGACGAAGTAGTTGAAGAAGTACAAACAAGCGTAAAAGCTGAATTAGATGAAGTATCTGATGCAGTACAAAAACGTATAGATAAGTTAACGTATAAAATGCGAGAAGCAGAAAGACAGAGAGACGAAGCGGTTAATTATGCTCAAAGTGTTAATCAAACAGCGTCTAGTTTAAAAGAAAAGTTAAAGAATTCCGATTCATCCCTTTTCAAAGAGTACGATAACAGGGTACAATCTGAAATAGAAGGAGCAAAAAGACTTTTAAAAGATGCACAAGACTCAGGAGACAGTGAAGCCGTTGTTGAAGCAACCACCATACTTTCACGTGCAAGTGCCGAAGCAGAAAATCTTAGAAGACTCTCTGCTCAACAACAGGTTAGACAAAGAGCTCAACCACAGGAAGTTCCCGTGGAAGCTTATCAACCAACATTGCATCCTTCCCAAAATAGGGGACCTGATCCTAAAGCAGAAAAATGGGCTGCTAGAAATGAATGGTTCGGAGATGATCAAGCTATGACGTTTGCAGCATTTGGAATACATAAAGAATTAGTAGAAGAAGGGGTAGACCCAACTTCTGATAATTACTATGTTGAGGTTGACAACCGTATGGCTGAAAATTTCCCACACAAGTTTTCGAATGAACAATCTGCCCCCGTGCAACAGGTTGCTGCTTCTAGCCGAGGGGCTAGTGGTAGAAAAGTATCACGCAAAATAAAATTAACGCCAAGTCAGGTAGCAATAGCTAAAAGACTGAACGTGCCAATAGAAGAATATGCTAAGCATATCGAAGGAGTATAAAATGACAGACGAAAATAAAACAGAAGTCACCACTGATCGTAACTCACGATCTGCAGAGACACGAGACTCTCAAACTCGCAGAACCCCTTGGACCCCCCCGTCTATGTTAGACGCACCCACACCACCTCCTGGATATCAATTCAGGTGGATTCGTGAAGCCACTAGAGGAAACGACGATAAATCTAATATGTCTAAACGTATTAGAGAAGGATATGAACCTGTGAGAGCAGAAGACTATCCTGATTTCGAAGCTCCAACAATAGACAGTGGTCGAAACACAGGAGTAATTGGGGTTGGAGGATTAATTCTCGCTAAAGTACCAGTCGAAACCGCTCAAGAACGGAATGCTTACTTTCAAAGTCAAGCAAAATCCGCGATGGAAGGTGTTGATCAAAACTATATGCGAGAAAGCGACGCTAGGATGCCTATTAAGGATAGTGATATCCAAAGGACTTCTAAAGTCGCCTTCGGTAGTAAGAACACCGATGCAAAGTAATTAATAATAACAATGTATATAGACAAAGGAGAAAATAATGGCTAATACAGATAAACCTGATGGTTTTACTCCCGCATATCATATGTACGGTGGTGTTATTCGTCCTGCTAAAATGAGAATCGCAAGTGCAACTGACGCATCAATCTTTTCAGGTGATGTGGTTAATTTATCTAGCGGTTATGTCATTCAAGGCACGGCGACTGGTACCCCTATAGGCGTATTTTACGGAGTATACTATAATGCTAGTGACGGCACCCCAACTTTCTCGAAAGTTTGGACTGCGGACACTGCAACCCAAGGGAGTGCTGATGCAGAAGCTC